CTCCTTCAGCATCGGCCTCTGGTTCCGTAAGTAACTTTGCGACCCAGGTCTTGCAAGGGAATACCATAGAAAATTATTACGGTAATGGTATTAGATGCCAAGGCCCACAAATGTCTGTATCACCATTTGTCACTACAAATTTAAATATAAAAAGACCAATGGATTACACATATATGACTCCTTTCTATAATCCAGCAGTGGATGATGACGGTAATTTAACAAACCCAGGTGAAATATTATTTGAACAGGAAAACTATAGTGGTAACAAGGATTCTTTAGGATTAAATTTGTAGTGACAAATGGTGATACAGACATTTGTGGGCCTTGGCATCTAATACCATTACCGTAATAATTTTCTATGGTATTCCCTTGCAAGACCTGGGTCGCAAAGTTACTTACGGAACCAGAGGCCGATGCTGAAGGAGTTAGCAAACACTGGACTCCCAATTAATAATGCTGTTATTGAGAGAATACTGTAGTTGTATCTGTTACGCTTTCTGACTGTATTGTGCGTGTTACGTCTGTTATAGAATCCAGCCCAGGTGGTGTATAGACTTCTGTAAATTGAAAAGCATTTCCAGGGTTTGTCTGTTTCCAGTTTGGTTTTTCTCCTAAATCTAAACCTGTCCATGTATAAGTTGTTCCGTTTATAGTTTCATTAACAGTTGCGTTTGGAGCAGAGATAGTCGTTCCATCATGTTCAACACCTGATCCTGTAACTGAATATGTGTACCCAGAATTAAAGTTTGTTGTTCGTATAGTCTCTGTAATATTTGTGGTAGTTTCTGTGCGTGAAGTACTTGATCCTTGGGTGAAGTTAGGAACCACAGGCACAGCGTAGACAGGGCTAGATATAAGAAAAACAAATGGAATATACCTCCACATCTATTCAATAGTAAGGTCAGTAACAAATTGTCCAGTAAGAGTAACTCCAGTTCCCGTTCCAGGTGTAAGAGTTATGGAGTGATTTGATAGACCAATATCAGCAGTACCGACACTTGCTGCATCTGTAGATGTAATATCACTGAAGTTAGGTACAGTACCAACAGAAGGTACAGCATTTGGTGTGGCATCTCCTTCTGTATAACTTTGACTGAAAGAAAACGCAGATCCCGATGTTGCTTGTGAAGCAGTGGGAAATGTTATCGCTGGTACTCCACTTGTAACATCACCGAATCCACCCACGGTAGCTGCTGAATTTGAATCCACTGTTGTAATATTGTTTCCTGAGATACTATATGAGCTACCAATTTTGTCTGCTGTTGTACCTGCTGCAACTGCTTCCAGTTTTACACTTGAGGTTATGCTGTGTTTTATATCAGCATATATGGGAGAACTAATTAATAAACCTAATAAAATTAATTTTTTCATTTAATACCTACTTTGTTTTTACTATTATCTACTATTTTAGGTGGATTTCCGTTGCCTGTGCCACTTTTCTTGTTTCCCACGGAAATGCCGTAGCTTCCAAGCACACCGCTAACTAAACCTGCTGTGAACGCTCCGTCAATCCTTACCTTACCCATATATCCAAGAGTCATCATTGATAAACTCCAAGTCAAAATCAGAAATCGGATAGCGTGACCAAAAAGTTCACCCCACTCAATACCTTCCTTTTCTTCCTTTTCTTCAGCCATAAAAGTAAAGATTCTTGTCTAATACTAGCAAAGTAGCTATGTTTGGGAAGTAACACATAATTTACGATGGTAAAAATTTTTAAACCCATACTTCTAGTCTTTATAAAATCCAAAGCAATGAAGAGATTAATTGTGGATCTGCTGAAGGCTATAGCCAAACAGACCGACAATACAATAGACGATCAGGCAGTGGCCTTCATAGAAGCCAGAATGTTTCCAGGGTCTACCACCTCTCTTCAATAAATGAAAGTTACTAAATTTCTCAACATTGATATAGAACCAGCACCACCAGAGTTGGAACTAGAAATTGAAATGCAGTGTAGAGAAATTATGAAAAGTAATAACCTAGACAGTGTGAAAAGATACTGCACTCACATGGTTAGAAAAAAGTTTGACCAAGATATATTTATGGCTTCGTTACTAAATAGACTTATAGAATTAGAAGCTGATCGTGTTGTAAAAGAAATGAGAAAAGAAAAGCCAAAATATCCTAAAACGGCAAGAGAAATTTTAAAGAAGTTTTTTAACATAGGTCACTCGCACAATACATAACGAGCCTTTATATCATCTACTGTCATTTCTGGGTACTGGATTGTGTGCCAAATATGTCCACATTCAAAACACTGTCTCTTACGAACAATAACGTGCTTTGAGTTTCGATCAGACCTTTTTACTTTTTGGTCAGTGTATTCCTGACACTTAGGACAAGCGACCCAAGATATTCTTTTCATTTTATCTAATTTAATTTTTTTGCTTTCTTCCTTCTATTCGTCTTTGTACAGATTCTCTCCACATCAACTCATCTTTAGCTTCTGCAATTTTGTACTCAGAGCTAGGAAATTCACGTTGTAATGCTTCATAAGCTACCTTTCTTACCCATGCAGTACCACGCATACCTTCTTTCTCAGCTTGCTTCTCTATAAGCTCTGCCCTATTTGGGTCGATTAGTACCTGATAATAGCTTTTGTTTCCGTGTTTAAGAGCCATTGACAATGTTGTTCTTGTACTACTTTACCACCAAAATGGCAAATCGGCTTTATCAAGTTGCTTTTCCACATACTTTTTTCTAGCCTCTCTGCGTTTTTTGATCTTTCCTGTACGAACCTCTCTGGCTCTTTTTAAAAAATCAATGATACTAGCTATGTCCTTAGTGGTAGCCTTTGGGATCTCTTTATAAAGATCCCTCATTAAGTCTACTCTTATATTCTTCTGCATAAGCATGAGGCATAACATCTGCTAGGTTCTTGTAGTATTGTACTCTGTCTGGCTTTTTGTGCCTATAAAAGTACCAACCATTTTCATCTCTGGTAATTGCAATCATTTGTTTTAGTCCAGTATTTAATTAGTGTTTTTAGTTCTTCAATGCGTTTTTTAGCCGCACTGATACGATCTTGTGTGTTCAATGAACTTCACTCCATTTGTCGCCAATAGATACTTCAGCTAATGCTGGTACGTCACCCAACCATTTTGCTTCCGCTTTTTCCATTGTAGTTTTAAGAATCTCAGCCCACTCTTGTGCAATATCTTCTTTAACAAGAAGTATCAATTCATCGTGAACGGCTGCAGCAATCCTTACTTTATCTTCGCCTGTTTCTTTGACTTTGGCCCATAAATTACCCAACGCACACTTTAATATTGCAGCACCAGCACCCTGAATCGGTGTATTGCATCTAACAGTAGTTCTGTTAAGATCGCCTTTCAAAAACCTACGCATATTAGATACTGGAACTCTAGTCTCAGGCCACTCATCATCTTCCGTGGATCGTGAAAGATAGTTCATTTCTTTCTGCCAATCACGAATACCACTGTATGTATTTAGCCAGTTGTCACGAATTTTTATAGCTTCATCTGGTGACATGATTACACCACTGCTACCAGCATACTTTCGTAAACCTTCAGCACCAGCACCATATAGTAAGCCAAAGTTAGCTGACTTAGCTATCTGTCTATCACACCCCATCTGTTCAGCCGTATAATCATGCAGATCTTCGCCACGTTGAAATGCAGCAGTCATGTTTTTGTCCTTAGCTAATGCAGCAGCAAGACGTAACTCCATTTGTGAAAAGTCAGCGTCAACTATCTTCCAACCCTGGGGAGCTTGCACACATTGTCTGAACTCTGAATCTCTTGGTATCTGTTGATTATTAGGTTTGATACTGGACATTCTGCCTGTATCTGCACCCAACTGCATATAAGATGCTCTAACAAATCCATCATCTGACATCTTATCCTGTATGCTCTCTATCATCTGTCTACGCTTTTCTCTACGCTTCCAAGTTATAAGTGTTTGGATTGTGGGCGAATCAGCCGCACAATTTTTCAAAGCATCTTTGGCAACACTAGGTTTACCATCATTGTTCACTGGTGTATAGCCAAGAACTAACTCAAGTTTCTCTAGTAACTGTTTAGAGCTTTTAATATTAAACCCTGCATATTTTTTAGTACCTAGTCTTAGTGAGCCTTGGTCTTTCGCACGTAGATTAAATGTGCCATCTTCATTTCTGGGTAGCTTTTTTCCAAGTGGTAAATCATTATCAAGTTCTCTGATAAATTCGTTACCCAACTCTTTAATGTCATCTTCATAATCTATACGACATTGATGTAATTCTTCTCTATTCCAGGGTAGTCCAGTTCGCCACATTTGAGCCATAGCTGGTAAAGCTCTGCACTCTAAAGTAAAAGCTCTATCTAATTGTGCACTTCGTAACTTTGGCTCTATGACTTGATCTAATTCAATAAGAATAGCAATGTCTTTTGCAGCGTATTCAAGCTGTTCTTTTGACAAAATTTCTTCGCCCCAATTCGATTTTTGCTGTTCTTTAGATAAGTGAACATTTAATTGTCTTTTAGCTACTGCATCTAAACCATGTTTAGTTTGTGGTATTCCGTTAGTCAGTAGTCTACTAGCCATCATGCTACATCTAACGTAACCAGCAGGATATATACCGTGTTCCTGCAGCCAACCAAGATCAAATACTGCGTTATGTGCCAACCAATATCTATTAGTGCTACTAAAAAACTCTTCTAAATAGTTCCAATCGCTACGCTCTAACTCAAAGCAATCAATAAATACTATAGTTCTAGAAGAAAAGCACCCCAACTGAATTAGTCGTAGCTTGCCTTCCTCTGGTTGTAGTTGCAGTGTTTCCGTATCTAATGCAAGACTGTGTGCTGTTCGTAATCTTTTAAGTTCTCCTATTCCTCTATAAACAGAATAGTTGTGAAAAAGCTTAATAATTGTAGGTGAGGTCATGGAAGAACCTATAAATATGTGCTCTATTACTGTAGCACATTTGTCAACTGTTGTAATGCTTTCGTATGTAATCGGGAACTTCGTTATGATAACCGTTACGGTCTAACTCTTGGACTAATAAGACCCACTGTGGCCTATATGCTTCAGTTATCTCTTTGTAAGTTTGTGCAAGATAAATACGTCTAGCAGTTTGAAAATCCATACCCTTATTATTTGGTAAATATGTTTTCAAGAAATGAGCTAAATTATGACTTTTGTCTTTTCTGGCTCTATGGTATTTATTTTTCTTATGCCATCTAAATATGTAATTTAAAAGATAAGTTATTTTATCAGGATCTATTTTGGAACGATAGATTTTAGCTTCCCTTTCTGGAGTTTTATCTTTCCAATTTAATGGAGGATAACTCTCTGTTGGCAAGTGTTTTACAGGTGAATTTAATTTAGCTGGTATTGTAATCTCCACCACAGGATCAGCAGGAACTAATGCAGCTTCTTTTATTTCTGCTGCATCATTCTTTGCGTGTATTGCCTGTAGCTGTTCTTTAGCTAAAGGTTTTATATTATGCTCTCTATTAATATGTGCAAGCTGATCTTTAGTAAGATTTAAGACACACTTCATGAGAACGTCATTTTTCTCTTCTTGAAATACAACACTAACAGTATTGTCTTTTTCAATTACTTTATGTACTTCGCCTGATTGAACATCAATAGTAGATTTTTTAGTTACTACTTCTTCTTCTTTAAATTCCATTTATAAATATGCTAGTTTTAATATTGTAGTAGTGTAGTATTACCTTGTCCAGAGATCGAGCTTTTTTTGTAAAGTTTTAATACTAAGTTGTGTGCATATAGAAACATCAAACCCATAGCGAACTGCCTGTAAAACTTGACTGTGAAAATGCTCTTTATCGAAATATGCAACCTGATTTACTTTTGCAACTTTCCTTCTTGTGTCATCTGAATACTCTGTATAACGCACAGTAGCTAGTGGACTATCATCAGCAGGGAATTTTTCTTGGTAGATAGTGACGTTGATAGTTTTGTTGTTCAAGGATTAAGTCTCCCAAAATTTTTGGTTTTCCTCTATATACCCAGAGGACTCGGTGTATAAACCCTCTTCCGTTCCACTGGAAGGGTTTTCAATAACAATCGGTTTTGTATTAACCTCTTCATTGTATAAACCTCCATCTTCTTCAGAGGTTTTTACAAAATTAGGGTTTATACCAAACTCATTGTTGTTCAAATCCGTTCCAGTATCTACATTATTAGGTTTATACACACCATTATCGGGTATATCACGCGTGAGGGAAGTAAAAGATCTGGGTAATTCCTTCCCAACGGCTTTATAAAATTTAGAGGGTCTACCTCCCTTACTTTTAGTCTTT